CTATTTTATTAGAAGAAGAATACATAGACTTTGTAGTTGATATCTTTGAACAAGATACTCCTGATCCTATATTCTTAGAAGAAGTTTTATTTGAAGAGTTTGAAAGACGAGAGATAATAATAGAAGAAGAGTACATGGAAGAAGAACCTGTAGAGTATTTAGAGTTTGAAACCATAGAAGAGCTTGAAGAATGGTTTGAAGAAGAAGAAATAGAAGAAGAAATAGAGGAAGAAGTAGAAGAAATAGAAGAAGAAGCTGAAGAAACTAGAGTAGCTGAAGAAGAAAAGAGTGGTATTACTACACAAATGTTAAGTGTTGTAGCCAGTACAATACAAACAGCAACCAACAGCGTGAGTGGTACAACATCAGGCACATCTATCCACGCAACAGGAAATACAAAAGCATCTGGCGGTAGTGTCGCAGGAAATACAACAGCTACAGCAGTAACCAGTAGTGTTACAGGCGGACAAAGCATGTCAAACTCACCGAGTATATCAGCTCAAGTAGTTAGTTCAGTGGTACAAACGCAACAAGTTTTAAATAGTTTTAGTACCGACAGCAGTGTTTCAAATACCATGAGTACACAAAACACAGCAGTAGGAAATACCGACAGTGGCAGTAACACAACAGTAGGTTCAACTACCACAACAACTACTGAAACAACTACCAATACTAGTGTTGCGAGCAATACAAGTGGTAACAATAATACAGCAGTAGGGAATACAGGTGGTGACGAAAATGCAGCAGTAGGTGAAACAACTGGTCCTCAAAACACAGCAGTAGTATTTGAGAACAACATGCAAGACCAACAAGAACAATTAGAACAGCAACAAGAAGAGACAGGAAAATACGCAGACTCTACACAGCTTGTTGCGTACATGGGTACAGTGCCGGGATTTGATGCATACAAACAAATAGCTATGCCACAGGCTTCTGCATGGTATGAACCTAAAGATATTTACATGGCGGCTTTGATGCCTGATAACAATCAAGCATTCTTTGGGATGTATTCAGATAGTTTGAATGGACTAAAAGCCTTACAAGATTTACAACCTAACTTATAACGGAGAAATAAAATGGATTGGTTTCAAAATAAAACAACACAAATAATTGCACTGGCTGGTATTGTTAGTACTCTAGCAGGCTTTGGCTATACAGGTGCAACATACGTTAATCGTATAGAAAATTTAGAATCTAAAATGATTCGATATATAAATGAAATAGATACTTTAGCAGATCAAGTTACAGTATTAGATAAGAATGTAGTCGCTGTTGGTGAGCAAATTAAATCATTAAATATAGAGACACAGGATTTAACACCTATCAAAGATGACATCGTTGCACTACAGACAAGTGTTGCAGGCATCAATTCAAGTGTTGATTCTATGTACGATGACGTAAGAAGTTTAAAAAATATGAATGATAATCCACTAGCCAACTAATCTTTGTAGGCTCGTGCATCTAGTTCAGTTTCTATTTTATTGTGTAGTTTATTAAACTCAGCATTAACAGTTCTTAAAATAGTTTGAAGAGTATAGTATGTCTCTATAGGAACAGCGTCTTTTATTTTATTTAATTCGAGTTCTGATTTCTCAGTAATTAATTTACCTGATGAATCTAATAATACTTTGAAGCTTATAATATTACCATCCATTATATTATCTCACATGCGCCTGCAGTACAGGCTAGTTCTTTAGTGTTCTCGGTCATATCTTCCTTTTCGTATTCAGTTATAAGATCCCAATCAATTTCGTGAACAGTCTTATTCATCCACTCTTTGTATTCATCTTTTGTGATCTCTTGGTAAGGTGCTTGTTGGTAGGAATGATCTGCATAAGGCAAGAAAGAAACTCCTGATATTCTATCAAAGTTATCCCATACCCATGCGCCAACCTTCAACCATTCAGATTCTCTAACTGAAATGGTAGCTGATGGTTTGTGTTCGCACCAATGATCTTGGTACATCTTCCAGATTTCTAAATGTTCTATAGCTGATAGATCTATTCTTGTTAAAGATTTATCAGGAGATTTAATAGGAAAGTAAAACACTAAGGTATGTTCAGGCTTAGTAATATCATCTTCGTGATACACTCCTTGATCAACCATGAGCTGTGCAATAGGATCTTTCTTATCGGCACGAACAGTTCTTAAATAGTATTCGCTGTGTCTTGTATGAATACCTGATGCGCTGTCCACTAACTGACTCACAGTACCGCTAGGTTTAACACAAGTAATAGCTGCTGACTGTTTAATTCCTAACTTCTTTGCCCACTCTTTGTTCTTCCTTACAGATACACTTTTAAAAGCTTCTAATCTTTTTGGTAAGTTATCTCCCTTAATTAACTTTGTGTTATCCATGATGCCTGTAAGAGACACACCAAGTAATGCTTCTTCTTCTGTATTATCTTTCCATGCTTTTGTTAGGTATCTAAAGTTAGTAAGTGTTGCTTGAAACGTACCGAGAATAGTAGCGAGTTCTACTTTTCTTTCTAAATCTTTCCAAGTATCGTTAGGTCTAACAACAACCTCTGTTAGATTGCAAAACTGTTTGTTGCGTAATATAATTTCACTGCAAGGATTGCATCCAAAGTCTTTGTACTCTTCTCGTCTTCCATTCTTAGCAGCTTGTTCTTCAGCAGCTTGACGATTAAATATACCACGCTCACCGCTTTTAGATTCTTGTAAAGATGCCCACTCTTTAATGAATGGACCCATCTCTACTGAGTCTGTATATGCTACTGAGTTATTGGATAACGCTCGGTGCTGACTGTGTTCCCACCATTGTCCTGACTTAGCATTACGCATACGCTCGTCTGAGAGGTTGCTGAGTGAGATTAAAGCGCTACGTCTAACACCACCCACCACAACAACTTCTGCAATCTTACACATCAAATCATGACAGTCGATTGATACTAATTTTCTTTGTCCTCTAGAAATAGCATCTTTAAATATATTAATTGTAAATTGTATAAGATCATCTAAAGGTGCTGGACCACTGGCACGACCGCCAAAGGTTTTAAGCCTAGCGCCTTGAGGTCGAATGTTACTAAGATCCCATTCAGGTATTTGCCCTGCATAAAGTAAAGACATAAGTTCTTTGTATGCTTTTGCCCATCCAATCTTTGAGTCAGCAACTTTAATAATAGTATCTGTAAGATGCAGTTCTTCAGGAAGATCAGGAAGTTTATTGACGTACTGTCGTTCAACACTGAATCCAACACCTGTGCCACACATAAGTATGTAAAGTGTTTCATCGAAGGCGCGTATATTATCTACCGCAACATAGCTACAATTAAATCCGGCTACGTTGTCTCGTTCTAAAGCTTTGCCTGCTGACATTAAAGCTCTCATGCTTGGCATTATGTCTAAGTTAAGGACAGCTTGTTCTAATTGTTTTCTAATTTTAGATATGTCTGTTTTATTGCTCTTCTTTAAATGCTCCTGCATAAAGTCAAAGTATCTTGCAACTGTTTCTTGCCAAGTCTCTCGTCTTCCTGTATCCTCGTTCCATCTTGCGTACCTGCTAAGATGTATGAACTCTTGATAAGTTGTAGGTAGTTTAGTCTCCATCTCTTTCCTTCTTTGTTAGTGTTTGTTTTAGTTTGTTTTCGTACCAAGTAGCTTTATCTAAGTCTTGTATTCCATTCTTGTATCTAAATCTCCAACGATACTTCAATGAGTTTCCTCTTAGATAACCTACAAATTCTTCGTGTGTTAGCATGGCTTCAATAGCTTCAATGCATTCTATCTTGCCGTTGTTGTAGTGCGGTGGATGATTAACTAAATCTTTATCCATAATTTGATGTGCTTTTTCCATTAGTTCTTCCATTACTCTTCCTCTTCTTGTTTGTTTTTAGGGAAGTAAACATTTACAAAAGATCCACAAATAGAACAAGAAAGATTACTAACTACAGAATACTCATCGTCCTCATCTTCAATGTCGTGATCTCCTCCCCATATTAATTTGTTATTACAATGCCAACAGTTCATTCTTTTCTCCAACTATCCGGCAAGTTATCTCTACTAAACCATCTAAATTTATTCTTCTCTGCCCACTCAGCATGGCTTCGTTTAGTTCCGTCCTTTCTTTTTTTAGCTGCAGGCATCGGCGCGTAAGGATCAGAGAATAAAAACACCAGCTCACATTCTTCCGGCAATACTTTTCTAATCCATATGTACTTACTGTACTCAGGATAATCCCAGAACCTACCCTTTGCTTCAAGATAAATAACTTTATCCTTAATAATCTTTATAAAATCTGGGTGATATTTATGCTCAATCGTGTATTCTAATATACCATTATGATGTTCCCAATTCTTTAATTCTTTTTGGTGTAACTCATACTCCCATTTAGAATCGTAGCCTTTAGGCAAACCTTTATCAACAGGTCTTTTCTTTCGGGGCTTTCTCATATAAGTTCTCCGGCAGGATCATAGTTCTTAGAAAACTTCCAGTATGTCAGCATACTATTAAACATTGCTAGGTGTTTAGCATGAGATTCTTTATCCCATATATGACCCACAATAACATCAGTATGTTTTCTGTCTACAAATATAGACACTCTTTCAGGATTATCAAAGCCACAACCTTGAGCATAGGCAGACAATTGCATACCGTGGCTGTCGTATATTAATTGTTTAATCTTTTTATCTTGAAGTTTATCTTTAGTCTTAAAGTCTACAAAGATTCCTGACTCAGAGTATAGATCTATCATACCGCCATAGCCTTGCTCAGCACAGAAAGAATCCTCTGCTATCCACGTTTCATCGGGATAGTTTTCATCTAAGTATTTACGTACTGCTTTGTAAGGTTTGTTTGTGGACTGACCAAGAAACCCTCGCTCAATCATGGCATGTATTTTTGTACCTAAGTCGGCAGCTTCCATGCCCGGTTTCTTAGCTTCTTGTTTGCATCTATAAATAAACGAGCCGTTTGGTTCTCCTTCTTCTTGTTGTAAAGAAATGGCAGAGTTTAAAGCTTGATTTATTTTCCAGTTTTCTAAGGAAGGTTTAGCAATAAGATCCATTACAGTAGTTACTGAAGGAACTAAGTTTAAAAGTTTGGCATCTCTTAAGTTAGTGTTTCTTTCTTTGCCGTTGACTCCTATGATAGTATACATAGGCTCACCTTCTTGCGTGTACCAGTGTCCTGATTCAGACGTAAACTTATTATACACTTGTGTTTGCGAATTGTCAATTGTTTTTTTATTCATCTTTATGCTCTATAAAATGTAGCTGTCTATTGTCAGGATTAAACCCTAACAATTTAACACCTAGTTTGATTTGTTTTTTAGTTCTTGTCTTTTTACAGTTCGGAGATTTGTCGTTGTCGTTGTTTGGATGAACAGTCTTCACATCTATAAGAACTATATCTCCTTTCTTATTCATGGCAATCATATCAATAGGTCCAGTGCAGCCTGAGTTTTGAAAAACTTCATAACCATTATCCCATAACCAAGTGACTGCATAATACTCTGCGAAGTCTCCTTTCCTATTAGTGTTCATTATTTTTTTCTTAGTGTGTTGCATCCCAACTGTCTCCAATTTTATATTCACCATCTAAAGGACAGCGAAGTTCTAAATACTTACCAGCTTCTTGTATAGCTTTAACACCAAGCTCACCAAACCTCTCGGCATCTTTATCTGATACCTCTACTTGCCACTCATCATGTACATTTGCAACAAAATGATAGTCTAGTTCTTCTTTTTTAGCTAAAGTATCTAGCATTACTAAAGCAATCTTCATTACGATTGCGCCTGCACTTTGTAGTAAAGTATTTAAAGAAGCATGTTCGTGACGCACAAATATTTTACGACCATCTAAACCTAAGAGATAGCCTCTTTGTGATGCTTGTTCTACTTTACTTTTTAGTGTTTTAAATGATGGTAAGTTGTTAAGAAATTGCTGCTTAAGTTTTTTACCTGTTGCCTTGCTTCCACCTACAACCTCTCCAAGTTTAGCATCGCCAGCACCATACATCAAAGCATATATAAATGACTTAGCATTATCTCTAGTCTTTAGTCCGGCAATTTGCTGGTTCCTAGAATGTATATCACCATTAATAAGTTCATTAGTATACTCATCATCTCTCATATAATGAGCAAGCATCCTCAGTTCTAAACCTGCTGCATCTATTCCAACTAATTTATATCCTTCGGGAACAGACCAACAAGCTCTACATTCTTTGCCGTACTCACTTTTTAAAGAAGGAACTTGCGCTAAGTTAGGACTTCGGTGACTCATTCTATTTGTTATTGCACCAATACAAAACACTCTACCATGCACACGGCTATCTTTTACAACATCAAACCATGAATCAATCTGTGCTATTCTTTTTTGAAGTAAAAGAAACTCAGCAATTAATTTTGCTTCTGGTATGTGGTCTATTTTTTTAAGTGTTCCTTCATCAATAATAGGCTGACCTGTTGGTGTAAACCTACGTGGCTTCCAACCAAAGTCTGTTAAGTATTCTCCTATTTGTTTACGAGAGCCGAGATTAAACTCTTGGAGTTTCTTTCTCATAAAAGGTTTCATATCAGTAGGTGTTGTAAAGTCAGTAGAGTTTTTTATTTCATCATACTCATATTTTGTTAAGCCTGACTTAGATAGCGTACCATCTTTTTTAAGTTTAGGTGTTACTAATTTTACATCAACCCACCTAGGTTTAAATACTTTATGAACCTCATCTTCTACTTCTCTCATTCTAGTTTTAAGAATAGCAAGAAGCTCTGCACCTTTCTTTTCATTAAAGAAAAACCCATGTTGTTCTTGTCGTTGTAGTATTTTTGATACTTCATGTTCTACTTCTATTGATTGATCACTAAATGTACTCCCATCTAAAACTAATTTATCATATAGTGCTTCGTTTAGAATAACATCCTGCTCACAATAAGGAACCATGCGAGGATCAAACTCATCCCACTCATCAGGCGGATCTCCTTTATAAATTTTTAACCTGTATCCCCAACTCTCTAAGCCATGTCCGCCTTCTCTTATGGGATTAAATAGTCTAGACATTGTTAATGTATCTATTATTTCTTTGTCTTTAAATAAATCTATGTCATATAATTTATTTAACACAGGAATATCAAAACCTATTATATTGTGACCAATTAAAGTATCTGCTTGCATAAGCATATCAACACCTTCTTTAATGTTGTTATCGTCATGTCTAAATATACGGGTGTTTCCTTTATATTCTTTAATAACAATACACCATATTGTATCAGGGTCTAAGCCGTTGCATTCAATATCAAAAGTAATTTTAGAAAAGTGTTTCTTCATTTTCAAATGTATCCTCGTCAGTTAGTTCACTTAATCTGCCTGTATCAGCATCGTATGTAAGTGAACAAGCATATCCTGTATAGCCTGTGTATCTAGATTTTAATACACGAACAACTGTTGTGTTGGCTTCAGCTACATCGTCTGCTTGTTGGTTACGTTCGACAGCCACTACACTGTCAGATAATTGTGCAATAGATTGAGAACCTCTCAGATGACTTAAAGAAACTTGCACACCTCTTTCATGTCCTGCGTCACCTGCTACTCTACGAAGGTGAGATACAAGTATCATACCAACACCTGTCTCTTCTACTAAACTACGAAGTTTAGTCATTAACAAATCAATACCTCTACGCTCATCGCCGTCTGTTAAAGATGATACTAACATATGCAAGTGATCTATTATAACCCACTTACATTCGCACCCGACAATCATATATCTTAACTTAGAAAAGATTTCATCTATATCATGTACTCCTAAATGAGAATGAATAAACACACGACCTTCTTGTATGGTGCTGTCAAACAACTTGGATAGATCTTCTTCGTTATACCTATCTCGTATTTCATTTATATATAAACGATCGTTTGCTTCAATAGACACAATACCATCGGCTGTTCTCTGCCAGTTTTCTTCAAGTGCCATGATGCCAATGTTATCATCGGTTTGTTTTATTAACCAATGTTCTAGCTCTCTAACAACAGAGCTTTTACCGAGTCCAGTACCACCTGTAAGTGTAAGCAATTCATTCTTTCTTAATCCGTATAGTTTTTGATTCAATCCTTCATAAGGAAAGGCAATGCTTTCTTTTATTTCTCGCTTAAGCCAGTTATCTTTTTTGCTTGAGAGTTCTAATATACCAGAAGGTGTATAAGTCTTGGCTTCAAACCAAGCCTTAGTAAACTCTGCAAACCTTTTATTGTTAAGCATATCATTGGCATCTTTATACCCGTTAGGAAGTTGCATTATCTTAGCCTTACCGGGTTTTAAAATTCTTGCCACATCTCGTGCTGCTTTTCTACCTGCTTTGTCATTATCAAAACAGATAATAACTTTATCAAAAGATTCAACAAATTCTATACTATCTCTTATGTCACGGACAGCACCTGCTGAACCTCTTTTAATAGAGACAACGGCAGACTTTATTCCTAAATCTACAACAGACATAGCATCGCACTCGCCTTCTGTTATTGTTAAAGGAAGTTTTGATTTACCATATAACTGTTCACCAAATAATCCTGTACCTTCATATGTTCCACTAACTCTAAAGCTTTTGTTAGTTACGTATCTAGTTTTAACTGCAACAATTTCATTGCTATTATAGTACGGATAGATGTGTTCAGCAATACTTCCATCACTATTATAAACAACACGAACACCATATTTATTTGCTGTTTTTTCTGATATATTTCTATCAGTTAAAGACCCAGTTGTTCCTGTGTATGCGTTTAAATAAGATGTGCTGTTCACTTTCTTAGCTGGCGCTGTTCCTTTGGATTTTTATAGTCTGTAAAAAATGTACCACAGCTAAAGCATTTAGCCGAGCCGTCATTGTTCATTGATACCGGATCTGATCCGCCACATGAAGGACAGGGTAGTTTATGTTTTACAAACGTGCTTTGTTTTAGTTCCATTTCTATCTCCAAAATGGGAGGCTAGACCTGTGAGTACAAGCCTAGCCGTTATCATTATGATTCAGTAGTTTCTACTTCATCAGTTTCTTCTTGAGCGAAGTCTTCTGTTACAGCTTCTGCTGTAGCTTCTCCGTTTTTCAAGCCAATCAATGTATTACACATGCCGTTTCTTTGAAACTGAATACCAAGCATTCGGATATTCATTTTTCTTTCTTCAGTACTTAATTGAACGATAGTATCAAACACATCTCTTTCAAGATCAGTTTCCATTTCACTTCGTACTTGAGTAACACCATCAATTGTTATTACAGGGTCGTGGTTTTCCATTAGAACTCCTCTCCGCCTGCGAGCAACTCATCCCCGTCTTGTGAACGACCTGCTATTAAATCAACAACTTGAACTGCTTGCAAATCAAAACCTGCATAGTTGCCGTATTGGTTTTCGCCAGTGTATTCAGAGTACTGAACCTTAACTTCAGAGCCGTTACCAATTTGAACATCTACTTCGTTTTTGCTTTCGTCAAACAATCTAGGAGCTGCACGTTTCATACCACTTGGTCCATCAACTTTGCGTCTTATGACCATGTAGAACCCATCCTCATCCTGTTTAGTTGGAAAGCCTTTAGATTTATAATCATTATATTCTTCTTCAGATACTTCCAAGTTAATAGTATAAGTTGGTTGAAACTTAGTATTAGGAGTTGTAACCCATGCATACTTACATTTACCTTGTTTTATCATATATAGTTCCTCTATAATATTTTGTAAGGGTTGGCGAGCAGTCTACCCTTACGAGACACGATCGGTTTTATTAGGAGATAGAGGGCATCCCGATACTCTTAATTCCCTTTTCTCTTTTTATGTGCAGATTATACCACAAAACAAAAACAATTGCAAGAACTATTTAATGTATTGTTGTATCATCGTCATCTTCTTTTTCAAGTTTTATTTGTAGTCCTATTTCTCCGCCTGCTTTAGTAATCAACTTTCTTATTTCCCTCAACGGCTCAAGCTCAGTATCAAAATCCCACATTTCTTCATCCCTCAATCTTGTTATATGATATAGGTACTCTACACTAGGCAGTAATACCATGTTATCTACTATTTCTTCTGGAGTCAGACCAAAACTTTTTAATTCGGTCGGTGTGTTTTCTCCTTCCATCAATACAGTTGCTACATATTCATCCATAATTCTTCCTTTGCTTTTTGTTTTTGATTAAATAAAGATTCTAATTCTTTAAATGTTTTAATGTGCGGATTTCTTTTGAGTTGTTTAAGCACCCAACGATCAGACATATATGTTAATTCATATTGACCATTAATAAATGTGTGTGTTTCTGTGCTAATATATTCTGATACATTGTCCACATCAATTTGTTTAGCGTCTTCTTCAGACAATAAGCTGTGCAACCATTGAACTTGAATAAGTTTAACAGTTTGCCTCAACTTTTTAAGTTGTTTCTTTTTCATATAATAAAGTCCTGTATTGGAGGAGTGTACTCGTCAACCCATACTACTGTAGTACCAAACAAATCTGCATTGGTTTTTTTGGGAATCAATACAGCGTTGTTGCATACGTATTGTTCTCTATCCCAAACATTATATTTAAACCAATGAAGTTTTTTGTGTCTACTTAATTCTTGTTGATCTCCACAGTATAGATCGTAGTCTGCATTATACCACATCTTTTGTACAAAGTCCACCTCTAATATAAGTTTAGTGGTTTCTTTTATAGACAACACACCTGTATTGTTTTCTTGGTCTATAACAATTTCTTGTATTGTTTGGCTTTTAGGATCAATGTATAAACCATTCATACTGTCCACCATGCAGGCTTATCTCTGCCTCGTTCCCACTTAGCATAGTGTTTTTCGTTGATACAGTAGTTGCGATAGGCTTTGATAGGATCATCGTCTTTGTATTGATCTGGCATAGCTTGTGCAACTGGTGTCATAGTTTTTAAAGGTATGTTGTTTGGCGGTTCAGACAAAAGAATATACAAGTCATTTACGCTTTTATGTTTTTTATTGTAGCGAAAAGCGTACTCATCACCTAATGCTAAGAAATGTCTAAGAAGCCAATAATAATTTTCACTGGTTTCTCTTGCCCAAACAGTGCAAGGATGATTCCAGTAAGCTCTCTTGTATAGACCTACCTTGTCTGCATACTCATCACCATCTAACTCTCGGTGTGCTGTGCATAACATCTGCGCAGTTTCAAGTGGCATCTTAACTAACATCTTGTCAGGCTGTGCTTTAGCTGAAGCTATCGGACAGTCATAAAAATAAAATATGTTCATATGTTTTCCTCTAATTATGTATAGATTACAAAGCCATTGTCTTCAACTTTGGCTTCGGCTTTTGCTTTAAGTCCGACAACTACATTGCGTGGATCTTTAAAGCGCATATCATGTGTATCACCATCAATAACTTTACGACCACGAAAAGTTTTTGGTAGTTTACCATTAAAGACTACTGCTATATTATGTTTAACCTTATCAAACAATGATGCATACTTAGAATCAGCTTCGCTGTACGACCATGTTAAGTGGTAGTTAAATATGTAGTTTGTTTTTCTTGTAGGTATTTTGGTGTAATCATAGAACTGTACTTGCGGAAACATCTCGAAGATAGTTTGTCCGCCTTCAACAATGATATTCTCGTATGGAATATCTGATGTACCATTGAGCCTGATTGCAGGTTTCTTACCTTTACGCTCACAAGCACCGATAAACTTTATAATATCTAACACCAACAACGACATAAATTCTTCCCGGTTATTAAGAAACAATTCAGTCTTACGCTTTCTAGCTTCTTGAATACTAGGGAATACACCACCCAATCCTGCTGTATTTAAACAGGCATCCTTACAACCTGCCTTAATTTGATACGGACAGATGCGAGTATTAGTAGGATGCATGTGTAATATACACGACCAATACTCATCTTGTAGCTTGTTTCCTTTGTCAACTTTTGGATTGCTGTTTACTGATAATAGTTTATAGCTCATCAGACACCTCCTCTAAATCATCATCATAAGGGGGAGCAGTTGATTTAAGTGTCTCGTTTATGCAGTAGTCATTGAACTTCTTGATGTATTCTCTCTTGAGTTTATCATCGATCTCTTCATCAGACACCTCCTCGTAAAAGAAAACAATACTCGGCATTTTATCCCCTAGTTTTTTGTCCTTGATTTCCTTTAATTCTTTTTCAGAAAGAGTGTCAGCAAAAGCCCAATTAGTATGTCCATATTCGCTATTGCAAATATCATCTATTTGTTCTGTTATATCTCTACTCATCAGACACCTCCTCTATTGACATATAGTAATCGTCTATTGCTTGAGGTTCAATATCTTCTGCTCGTCTGCCCTCATCTACCAACCAAGTATAAGCAACCTGTCCGATAAAAGAATTATTAACTTCGGGATGCTTGGTTTCTTCTAGTAAATGTTTAACAGCCTGTACAAATCTATTCCTACGGCTTCCTAATTGCTTGTCTAATGCAGGGAAAGATAAGCGGATAGCCTCAACATTATCTACACGCATCGTTGCCTTATCCGCGACATCTCTAACAGCATTTTCTGCACCAATTAGTTCGTCTTTTATTTTACTCATGGTCTTTCTCCTAAAAAATCATCAATAAGTTCTGCTGCATACTGTATCTTTTGTTCGTATGTCCAATCATGTTTGTCTGCTTCTACACCAGCTACTTGCATAGCTTTATTAGAAGCATCATGATACCGATCACATTGATATTTAATAAATGCAATAGTATTATCTGTTAATGTGTTGTCTTTTGCCATATGTTTACCTCTCGAAATGATATGTTCTAGGATTTTCCAATCCATTTATTAGTTTAATTCGCTTCATGCCACGCATTTTGAATATGCCCTTAGTCAAAAGATTATAATCACTTTCGTTATCTAATCTAATGACCAAAGACCTATCCTTAAATTGGCGCAGATATTCTCTAGCCTCTCCGACACTTTTAAGATTCAACTTAATGCCGTAGTATATAGACTCTATCATGTCACCAAATCTAAATGAGGAAGCATCTTCTCATTCAAAGTCTTTCTAACTTTGTCGAGCCTATCCAGCTTAACAGATGCAAAGTTCTTCTGAGTTATTTTCCTAGTAGGAAACTCATGTGTTGCCCACTCAGTCATAGCATTGTATAATGCCCACGCTGTAGAATCAAGTGACTTTTTATTCCATAACCAACGAGCATATAAAGATTCTAATGTTTTATTACGAATGACATCAGGCTCATATAGAATAGCGTCAGCCGAAAGCCCTGTTGATAAATGACTATCAACTGTTTTAGCATTAGCCAAGTGAGATACTATAGAAATAGCATCACCATTTGTTATCTTAGTATCAACCATCTCTTTCCATAACTCAGTTTCTTGGTCGTAGAATATAACAGCTTCTGATAATTTATTAGCAACGTGCTGTAGATTAAGACCTCTAGTGTGTTTAGATTTGTGGATTGCAAAGTTATTTGCGAACACTTGAAGATTGGTACAGATAAATCTATAGCCACCCACTTCAACTACAAACGACCACGATCCATCAAAACTGTTTCGTGCTGATATAGTTAGCGCAACATCATCGCCTTCTCTACCTAGATTAACGCGGTGATTAGGAAGTGTGTATGTTGCATAGGCTCTTGCCCCATTGTGTGAACAACCCACATCTCTAGTAATGCCGTCAATGTTTAAGTCAGACAGCATGATTACATTCTCTGCTGTTTTAAAAGCATCAGGATGATTGACTGGATTGTAGTTTTTACCGACCACACCAATAGCAAAGTCATTATCGTTTCTAACGATTGCTTTGTGACTATTTACATGTGTATCATAATTGGCACAGCTAACAAACATATCGTCTTTACGGACTGTGAAGTCAGCATTGCCATAATCACCTAGGTTCTCTAGGATTTCTGCTCTATTATTCATAGAATTGCCCTCTTATTAGGTTAAAGTTGTGGTAGTTTTGTGGTTCCGAAGATAACTACCAACTCCTCCAACAGCAACATAACCATCGGTCTTTACCCTGTCTGTCTACAGCAGTATGTGCGCTTTTATAGTCGTCTAACAACCCATACATCTCATTGTTAGGAAGACTTATGGTAGTTTTGATATAGCAGACTACCAAACTGCTTCTTTGCTATTATATTTATAGTCCAACTTAGCTTCTGGACTTGATAAAGCGTTGTTCATATGGTTGCGCAGTTGGCTACTCAGTGACTGCTTGTTAACACGCTTTGGTTTACCATTCAACCAAACAGGATTTATACTTTAAATGCTATCCTCTTTTCCGCATACTTTATCTTATTTGATGATTGTAAAAACATACTGTGCTTCATTTTCAGGATGCTTGTACAATGAATACCGACCTCGTGCATAAGTAACACCGCATGTTTGAAAACGAGCATGATATTTACTATCAATTACAAACCAGTCTCCAACACCCATGCTACCTATTAAATCTCTGTAAAAAGATTTAGGTTTTGTTTTACGGGGAGGTGCTTTTTTATTTTTAATGACTGTAATAGTCGGTGTTGCTTTATTTCTTTTAGCCATTATGATCTCCTTGCAGGAATACGAATCATCTGCATAGTAGTGTTAGTGAAACTAGGCGGAGTGAATTGATACTCACCACGAACCATAGTTCTTTTAAACCATTCAGGATCATTAGAACTTGCGTTGCTTTTATTTGCCACCCACTTTCCAAAGTTATAAGATGTATAAGTACGCTTTTCTGTTTTAACAGTTCCGTCAGGATTTAAAACAACATAACCATCAGCATCTTTAACAGGTCGGTCGCTTTCAATACCAAAACCTCTGCTTTTCTTAGCATTACGTTTGATTTGTGTAAAACCAAAAGCGTTTCCTAATGCCCACAATAATCTAACAGATAGTGGTGCGGAAGCAATTGATTTAGTTGTGTCCCTATTATCGGCAGGGTTGCCTTTTTTAGTATAAGTAATTCTACTCATAATAAATGCCCTCGTATAAATGTGAACAGTATCATAAAGGCAACTGTTCTAAGCCTTTGAAACTTTAACTAGGTGCAGTACCTTGAACTCCGATGTATCTGCCTTGTCTGTTATAGTATTTCAACTGGAGTACCTAGTTTTTTCATAGGAGTAATATGAAATTCTTTTTATTTGTCTTGTTGCTCGAAAGCCCCCCAAGTGTACCGCAGTTCGAGGTCGGTGTCAAGCCAAACATATATTGCAATCACCAGTTAAAAACATACCATTTAGTACCGATAATCATATCGTCTGAGTATAAATACTGGTGAGGTTCTGATGTAATAATCATATTGCTTTTGCCTTTAGAGTAATAAAGAATTTTATATTCTTTAAAACTTTCATGCCCTGTATATCGATACCCATCTTTCTTAACAGAACTTTTAGCTTCATCAAGAGTTCTAAAAGTTCTTATCGGTCGTACGTTAGGTTTATTCATAACTGTTATCCTTTTATTTTGTTGTTGCTTGAAACCTGCGAAGAATTATAGCACGCTCTTTCGCAGAAGTCAAGCCCTAGTTTATATTAAACATCTATTATCATTTCACAGTTGGTGCAAACTAATGAGAAAAAGATAGCTTCATCGGTGTGTATTGTATTACACTCTTGACATTCTATACCATCTTCTTCTTCAAATGATATTAATTGCTCATTATCATTTTGATCTGTTGAATTTAAAAAGGTTTCTAAGTTGTTGATTTGTATAGACATTGTTTCTCCTTAATTATCTATTTTAGTTTGAAGTTCTTCTAAAGTATCCGCAGAAAAATCAGGTTTAGTATCTACCATATTATAACCGAAGTCGTGCCATACTTCTTTAGATTCTGTGGTGTTAGGTAATTTCCAAGCAAAGAAATTATGATGCCATTTTCCTTTAGGTATTGCAAGGACTGGTTCGCTTTCTTTTATAATATAATAATCGTTGTATATACCTTCATAC